ACACCTCGGCCAGAGCCGGAGCGGTGAGCGTTGCACCTTCCCTCACGTCCACGGAGCCAGACTTCACCAGAGCCGGAGTGGTGAGCGTTGCGCCTTCCCTCACGTCCACGGAGCCAGACTTCACCAGAGCCGGAGCGGTTAGCGTTGCGCCTTCCCTCACGTCCACGTAGCCAGACTTCACCAGAGCCGGAGCGGTGAGCGTTGCACCTTCCCTGACGTCCACGGAGCCAGAGAATGTCTCAACTTCCGAGAAATCTGGCATATGGCCGCGGCTCATGGCAGCGGTCCAGACATCTGCGTACTTTTCGTGGTTTGAAAAGTAGCCTTTTTTGCCCAAGTGCTTTCCTTCCGTCAGAGCCTCCTTGAGTTTGTGATAATGCGCCCTGATTCTCTTCGCCAATGGCTTCGGGCACTCGCCACACTGGCGAATCAAGATTGTGTCCGACGGGACATCACCTTCCCCATTCCATTCAGCCTCGAAAATCACCGGCTGACGGTTGGGTTTGTTGAGCAGATTCAACCGCGCGCCCATTTTCGAGTGAGAGTTGTCCGGGTCGTGGTGGATGGTGAACTCATTACCGATGGCAACGCCCAGTATGGAATGGAAGTCACACATTTTTCAACCCTTTCCGTTTTGTGCCCGTGTACCCTTCCACCGCCCTGTTCCCCGCCTCCCTGATTTCGTCCGTCTTCCAGCTTTTGAGCGCATCATTGGCCGCGATGAACATCTTCACGCCTTTCTTGACCGCCTTTACTTTGAGAATCTGGCGGGCTTCCTTGGAGACAGCGATGGTGGTGCGGGTGGTGTTCATTGTGAAACCTTGTTCGCCTCCCGCTTGCAAATTGGACATCCACCTTGACGGTCGCGTTTCGTCTGAGCGATTGAAGTTGTGACCTGATTCGGCTTCCATGGCATGTCATCCACCGGCCTACCGTGGATTTTGCAGGTAACCTCAGCCCATTTCGTTTTCTTTGCCATGCCTCGAAAAATAGACAAAACATGATTCTCATTCAAGAACTATTTTCGCTCCCTGACACAAAACCCAGTAAACACTGGCGTTTTAACGCAACAAATGCAGAAAATGCTTAATAGGTTGCACAAAAATCAAACTTATCTTTTCTTCACCTCCGGCACATCTTTACGCAGTCCAGGCACGCCCATCTCGACGCTCTGCCAGAAGTTTGTCGGCTTGCGTTTGATGGTTTCTCCTTCTGCATCCTTGTCGAAATATCGTGCTGATTGTTGCGCGGCTTGAGGCACCGCAACGTTACGCACGAGATCACCGGCTTGCACATTCAAATGCTTGCCGGGTTCCCGCAAGTCGGCAAGCCCAAGCATCTCACGCACGAACGGGATTTCCTCAGCGGTTCCAACGGTTGCGGCTTTGACACCCTCAGCAAACCCCTTTGGTTCGGTGTCTTTTTTGCGGAACTTGGAATCGGCCACGCGGCGAACGGTTGCCCCGATTTGGAGCGTTTCGAGCAATGGATTGTGAACAAGGATTGATGGAATCTGGACACGCCCAAGCTTCACGCCGCCATATTTCACGTCGCCTTTGTCCCGCTTCTCGCCGGGCTGATAGTAGCCTCCAAACATCTGTGGTGCGAGGTACCCGGCCACCAAAAATGCTGCGCCAAGGCTTCCCTTCTTGAGTTCCCGCATTATCAAGTCCGCTTGGTCGGGGTGAAGATTCTCAATGCCTCGACGCATGGCGAAGGCTAGTCGGGTTGAGCCGGTCACGCTCCCGGTCGCGTATTGGAGCGTTTCGGCCACGATATTGGTTGGCACTTTGACGATTGGGAGAGCCACCTTGAGCGCGGTCGCCAATGCTTTCCTACCGGGTGGAATCTGGCCAGTCGCCTTATCCGGTGTTTCGAGAATTCTCAACCCGGCGCGGTAAGCCGTCACCACCTTGTTGTCCTGCATGAAAATGGAACGGTTGGCGTCTTTGTAGGCATCCATCGCAATCCGCGTCTGTACCAGTGGATCGTGGACATCCGCGCCATTGGCAATCGCGTGTTCGATGCGCTTCTGAAATGACCGGGCGAATTCAGCGCGTTTGGCTGGTGCCTTCAACGCCCCGTGAATGCTGCCCACGAAATCAATCAGTTCACGCGGCATCACGTCTTTTTTACCATACAGCGAATCCAGTTCAGAATGCCCAGTTTTGATCGTCTGAACAGCATCAGACATCCCTTTCGTGAAGGCTTGGGTGATTGACTCCGCTTCCGCCTTGATACTCGCCCCACCCTCGCGTGGAGCAAGTTCAGCGACGCGAGGAATGATCTTTGAAATCACGGCCCCAACCCCCTCTTCCGCTGGCGTGATCGCCATTCGTTCCGCCGCCGCCGATGTCAGCTTGAGCAATGTTGACGGGCCAGAGAGCAGGAAACCACGCCGCCATTTGGTGAACGTGTCTTGAACCTTCTCGAAAGTGGTGCGCTTGTTCAATCGGTCCCGCGCCGCCCCACGATCAAACGCCAGCTTCGCGTCAGCCGCAGCGGCCTTGAGCCGGTGAGCTTCCGGGTCCAAAGTCACTTGGCGTTTCGGTCGGCTGGAAAAATCACCCGCCGCCGTCCGGGCGTTCAAATCGTCAATCCGGTTCGCCAGCCGGGTTTTCATCGTCTTGAGCGCGATTTGTTCCGGCGTCAATGTCACCTTGGGAGGCTCAAAGAGCCTGTCATGCTCTGCCTTCACCGCATCACGCTTGGCCTTCAAGGCTTCCAAGTCTGCATCGGTAGGTTGCGGGCCTTTCTCACGCACGGTCTTGGAACCTTGAGCAATGTCGTGTTCGAGGTCTTTGATTTGGTTCGCCAGCCGGGTTTTCCGAGACTCAAGCGCGGTCTTAAGTTCCGCTCCCGGGTTGGTTGATCGGAGATTGGGATTTCTCCGCTTCATGTCGTTCACTTGCTGGATTAACCGCCTTTCGGTGTCGGTTGGAGTTCTGCGCTCAATTCCAGTTGGCTTTGGTTTGATTCCAGACGCCATATCCTCAAGTTTTCCAACCTGCTGCATCTGGCCTTTCAGGTCGCGCAACTGGACGCTGATTTGATCCTTGGTCAACTGCTTGAAATCACCGTACCCGCTGATGGCGTCCATCGTCTCACGCCGGGTCATGTCCGGGTCAATGCGCGTCAACACGTCATGCACGGCATCAATCAGGGCGTCCCGTTCGGTGATTCCTTTCTCGACGAAATGACGGGCCAGCTTTTGGACAAGCGGAGTGATCTCACCGCGATTGTCTGACTTGACCTTGGCCTCGATCTTTTCCGCCGTGTCCGAAATCTTCTCGTTCACGTCGGTTTTCTGCATCACCCGCTTGACCTTGGGCGCATCGGCACCCTCTGACTTGAGGCTGTCGTCAATCAGCTTGTTCGCCGCTTTGTAGCCTTCCTCCAAGTACGGCCTGACTTTTTCACCGAATCGCTCAACCATTTTCGCACCCCATTCCGCCGCCGTCAGTGCGGCATCTCCGATCATGTGACGCCCGATGATCGCCACTTCCTTGAGAATCGTAGGGTCAACCCCGACGCTGGTACGGGCCAGCTTTTCCGCCAGCCGTGTTTCCGCCGCATCCCGGTCAACCTTCCATCGGTTGACGATTTGCCGCGCTCTGGAAATCACCCGAGGGTCCATCGTTGGCTGAGTCGCCGCTTGCGCCTGCCCTTGTTTCATCTGCCGGTCAATTTCCTCCTGCACCAGCCGTTGCCGCTGGTTCTCCATGTAATCGTCGTACGCCTTTTCCTTGGCCTCGATGTCCGCGTGTTGTTGGCGTACCTGTTCAGCTTGCGCTTCGGTCAATGGCTCAAAATTGTTCGCTGCCCGCTTCTTAGACATCAGTGAGTCGAGCGAATAGTCCTCAGCCGCCATCATTTTGCGGGCGCTGAGTCCACGGGCGGTTTCGGTGCCACCTGTCTTTGTCACTTGGTCAAGTTCCGACAAGGCATCCTCAATGCGTGCTGAATTAAGTTTCGCTGATACAACCCCAGCATCATCCCCAGAAGCTTTCGCCGCTTCACCCCGCGCATGTTCACGCGCTTCCTCATTCTTCAAGTCCACACGCCTTTGGAGCAACAAAGCATCCTCCCGGTCAGTCAAAGCACGGGGTTTATCCTTCAACTCGGCAATGAGGTTGCTTTGGACTTGTGGATCATCGTCAATCTCGCGCATGGCGGCATCCCACACGGTGCCAAAACTCCGTTTCAACGGTGCCACCATTGGCGGCAGGCCGCGTTCCGCACGTTCGGCGTCAACCTGCTCGTTCTTGATGCTGGTGGTGAACTTCTCCACCGGCTTCGGCGTCTCTCCAACCACCTCTCCCGCCGCCGACGTCAACGGCTTGGCACCATTGGATGCCTTGACGCTGGCTTGCGCCTGCTGATAGTCGTTCACCAATTCCTGAATCTCTTGGTCGCTCGCTTCTGGGTACAGTTCCCGCGCCTTCTTTTCCTCCGGGGAAACCTCACCCTCGCGCATGGCGGAATCCAGAGCCATGATTCGCGCCTTGCGAAGCTGGCTTGGATTGGCCGCTCCGGGGCCACCTTGCGTCAATTCCTCCCCCTTCGCAGCCTCGGCGGGTGGGGGTGGTTCCTTTGGCGCGATTGCCTTTCGGATGTTGTCAGCCTCGTCGATCAAGTTCTGGATCCGTCCACGGTCAATCGGGGATTGGTTCAATTCCTCCTGAATCCGATTGTCGAGGTAGTCCACCCGAGCTTGGGCTTTTTCCGGGCCATGATCGGTGACGTACTTTTCACCATAGCTTGGAATGCGCGGTTCTGCTACTGCCCCGCCACCGGCGGCTGTATCGGGGGTGCCTGTTTCCGAAACAACTGGCTCATTGCGCGTTGGAGCCTGAACCGGTCCTGTGGTTTCGGCAGGCTTGGGGGCTTGGGGTTCTTCGGGAACGGTTGCGGGCGTGGTTGCGGTGGTGCTGGTGGCATTGATCTCCCGCTCGACATTGCTCGGAGCAGGTTCGGTGACGGTTGGAGGGGTTGTTTCATTTGGTGCTGTGGGTTGGGGTTCAGGTTGAAAAACCGGACGGTCTCCCGGCGTAGGCAGTGGCTTCGCGCCACGTTCAACAAAGTTCCCGCCTTTCCATTGGGCAAGTGCGGCAAGTTGCTCTGGTGTGGCCGCTGGTGGCTTCTGGCCTGCCCTTGAGGCTTGATCGGCGGCGTTCAATTGCTCGATGCTTGGCGCGGCTGCCTTTCCAACACCTTTCCCAGCATGAAGCCCGGCGGCCAGGGCAAAGAGCGGGTTGCTGGCCATATCCGCCAAAGCCTCGTCCTTTTGCTGGGGTGTCATGGAATCCCATGCCGCCCCGTAATCGGCGTACTTATCCGGCATCTCATGGGCCATATAGAAGCTCCACAAGCCAGCTACAGCCTTCGCGGCGGCTGGTGCCATGGAAGACACCCCAGCGGTCGCAATCCCCGCTCCAGAGGTCAGGAAACTCAAAAGACCGGTGGCTGTGTTGACTGCGGCGGCTGGCATGGCGGCCAGTTTCGGATTGGATTCCCATGCTGGCGGCGTGAGCATCTTTCCCAGCCCTGAATTTGCGTCAAGTCGCGGAATTGGGATGCCGGTGAATAACGCCTTTTTGACATCTTCACCCGTGATCTTGTGGTCGGCCAAGTCGGCTTCCGAAGGAACGGGGCGGTCTGGTGCCATGAGGCTCTGCGGCGAGCCTTCCATGGGTGGGATTGGCTGGGCGGGTGGTGCCGGTACAAACCCAAACGCCTTTTCCGGGTCTTCCGCGACGAAACCGAAATCTTCCTCCCGTGGCCCCGCGTTTAGTCGTGCCGATGAATTGACGGATTTGGAAGTGCCCGGTGCTGAATCGGGCACAAACCCAAAGTCTTCCTCTTTCGGAGCCGTTTGAGCGTCCGGCTGGAAACCAAACTGTGCTTCCGTTGTTTCTGTGGCGTCCATTTCATTGCTGGCCGGGAAGGGCGGGCGTCTGCGGTTGATTGAACGGTGTGAACAGGCCGCTTGCCAATGCAGCCTGAGCCTTGGACGCTGGCAACATCCCCTTCAAACCTGTCCGCTTTGAAATCACGGGAATCATTTGTTCCGTTGGTTGTTGCACTGAAGGTTGCGGAGCAAACGGCGCGGCTGCCGTGGTTGTCGGCGGTGGTGTAGTCGCAACCGGCGGTTGTCCAATCATGCGATTCACCTGCGCATCGTTTTGCGGAAACGCATCAAGGCTTGGGTCCGCTTTGTACGGCGGATTTCCCGTTGCTGGCGGTGGCGTTTGTTTGAGTCCGGTTCCAGCGGGAACCCGCTGCTTAACTTTTGTGTTCACCGGTTTTCCACTCGAATCAAGCTCCGTGTCGATTTCGTCCATCTGTTCTGACGGTTGCTTTCCCGCCAGCCGGTTGCGGATGACTTTCGCCCGTGCCAGCTTCAATCCAGCGGTCAACGATTCCTGTTTGAATGTGTCGGGGTCGTTCAAGGCCAGAGCTTGGGCCGCATTGGCACTATGCTGGTCTGACTCGTCCTCAAGCTGGGCGGCGTATTTGTCATTTTGGATGTCCGAAGTTTGGGATGTCTGTCCTTTTGGCACCGATTTGAACGGAAACTTGCCGTTGATGATCTGCTGGGAAATCGCGTATTCACCCGGTGCTTGGGTGGCAAGTGTCTGCCGTTCCTCATTGGTCATCAAACTGTCCCCGAACGTGAACGCCTTTTTCAGCATCTCGGGGTCCATATCCGCTCCAGGAGATTCAGCCGCCTCTTTCAACTTGGCGATTGAGGCTTGGAAATTCTGGACGCCCTTCTCTTTCAATGCCTGAGCCAGTTTGGCGTCTCCGGCATCGGTTGCCGCCTGAATCTTGGCGTCGGATTGCGCCTTGTTCTGAATCATCTGCGCCTTCATCTGGTCAATCTTGTCCTCTGCTGATTTCGCCCGCTGCGTGGCCGCGTCACGCTTTTGATTCACACTGTCTGTCCGGTAAGATTCCTCCGTATCCGCCCGTTGCTGGGAAATGTCGGCCATCCTGTCAGCGAGGTCTTGCTGACGCTGCTTTTGCTCCAACGCCTGCTGGTTCATGCGCCGCTCCAAAAGGGCCTGCCCGACGCCGCCAATCGACTGCTGGGTTGCCTCGTAATCGCGCCAGTTCATAGATTTTCGCTGTTCACATTACCGGCAAGATTCGCGGAATTGTCGCTTGTCGCGGGATTGGCGTACGCCACCGGAGGGATTGTGGATGGCGTGGCAAGTGCTGAGTTGAGTAAATTATTGTCGGCATTGGAAAGCGGTGTCTGTCCCCCTGTTGGAGTCAGTCCTTTAATTGCCGTTGCGATTGCGTTATTGGTTGTGTTGAGTCCAGCAAGGAACGGATTCACGGTGCTGTTGAAGTTGGCCAAGGCCAGTTGCCCCGCCGCATTGGCACCGGCAACCCCGGTCGCCGCCGCCTGTCCGAGATTGACGCCGTTGGCGGTGTAGCTGCCTTGCGCCACTCCCGCATTCGTCGGACTGGCTGATGCCCCCGCAATCTGGCCAAATTGGTTTTGCGGCGTCTGCCCGTTCAAGAATGCCGCGTTGTTGGACTGCGAAAGCTGGTTCTGTTTAACGGCCAAATCGTAGGGCGTTGCGCCGCTCGTCTCGAAGGCTAAAAGCTTTCCCTGCCGCGAATTCAGGAGATTTTCCCCCGCCTGGCCCAAGAATGCCGATTCAGCAACCGCCGGAGCATTGCCGTATAGGTTCCCGCGTGCCGCCTCATTGCCAAGAATCGCGTTCTCATTCTGCCGGAGCATCACTGGGTCCATCTTGCTCCCCAATGCTTCCTCATTCGTGAGGTCTGTTTGAAGCTGGGTCGCCGCCGTCAGGTCGGGCTTCAATGCCTGCTGCGCCTGCATCTCCTGATACTGCGCATCCCGTGCGGCAACACCTTCCGGGTTGGCCTGTTTTTCCAAGGCCAACGCCTCGTTCACCATCGCCGGGCCGTACTGCTGTTCCCGTGCCAGATTCGCAGCCGCCGCCTGATCGGCCTGCGTGTTCGCCACCTGTTGCGTGCCGGACCCACTGAAATCCGCCGTGGCAGACTGTTTAGAAGTCGGGACGTTCCCCGAATCGTAGTATTGCGTGTACGTGTCGCCAGAGGACGCCTGAATCTCTTTCAAAGCCTGCTGGGCGTTGGCAAGTCCGGTTGCCGCCCAAGGTCCACCTTCGCCATTGGCAATCTGCCGCTGGTAGCTGTCCACGGTAGCTTGCGCCTCGTCCAAGGCTTGCTGGCGCGGGATGGTCGCTTGACGGTAGCCATTGCGAAGTGCGGAACCGCCGGTAGCCGCCGCCGCGTTCAAGAGCGTCGTGGCGGGCATGGCGTTCAACTGCGCGTTGACACCCGCCGATGCCGAGTCAGACGGATTGGGTGCGCCCGGAGGTCCCGGAGCGGTGGCCGCACTGATTCCCGTGGCCAGCGCGGAAGCCCCTACAACAGCAACAGCAACCCATGACATGTTATTGTTCCTCCAAAAGATGCTCCGTGTGAGGGAAGATTAGTTCCGCCTCCAATTTCTCAAGATTCGTCTCGGTAGTCGGGTGGAAGGTTGTCCAAATGGTATCCTCATGGATGTAGAGAATCCGCCGAGTCCCCGGCTTGGTGATGCCGTGGAACGGAGCGGTCAACCGCGTCACGCCACCGTCCTCCGTCCAAACCGACACGCTGCCTTTGGAAATTATGAACTGGTGTTCGGTCTTGTGGATTTTGCTCGTCAACAGAGTGCCTTTCGGCATGAAAATCTCCCGGCAATAAAGCCCCGGTGTGAATCGGTGCGTCAAAGGCATGAGCGTGTCACAATCATGGCCGATCTTGGCCGTGGGACACTTCTCCACCATGGCCCGCTCAAAATCATCCATGCGCTTGGCCGGCTGAATCGTCGCAAACGCCTGAACCGCTCCCGCTGGTAAGAGTTCTGTAATCATCTCATCCCGCCCATCCGCACCGCCTCAACTCCGGCGATGCCGTGCCTTTGGTTGTCCACCCGTTGAAGATACCGCTTCACCAGCGGAATATCCAACGCCTGTTTGAGCATCGCCATTGTCCGGTCGGGCGACAACCGCTTCGTGCTTCCCTGTGTGGCGAATCGTTCTTTAGTTTCCATTGTTCGAGGGTATTTGAGTGTAATAGCTGCTGTTCAGGAACGTGTTCAGGTACGCCGTGAGCGTGTAGTTTTTGAGCTTCAACTTGCCGCTCGTCGCGCTGATTTCCAGAAAACATTCGTCAAAGTCCGGCATACCCCGCATGGAAATTCGGAACACCTGCGGACCACCGGATGCCAGATAGAAATCGAGGTTCACCGGCAGGTTCGGACCCGCGCTCCGGGTGTCCATGGTGAACTGCGGTTGCGCCTGATCGTCCAGATACATCTGACCTTGCGCCACCGTCTCGGTGTCCGTGAACCGGATTTCCACAAATTCAAGGTCTTTGGCGTTCAACGGCCACTCAAAATTGAACGCCTTGCTGCGGACAAGGCTGGGGATGTTCACGCCGTTGTCCTGAAACGTGCTGGCCAAATCCTCGCTCTTATCGTCCTTCCACTGGTTCACCTTGCCAAGGCTGTCCCCGATCATCAGGTTTTGCGAACCGTTGAAAAATGTCGTGGCGAAACACGTCGGCGTCCAGCCGTCCCAATACCCCATCCATGTCTGCGTCCGGGTGTTGAACACCAGTACGAAATTAGGCGAAGTCGCGGCATCGACTGGAATGGCGAACAGAATCCACTGATGATAACGCCACGCGCATGACGTGGACACGTATTGCCAGTTGATACGGTCGATGTACGCCTTGACCGGTTCGCTCAAGGGTGGCACGACCTCGTACTGGTCCACCGCCGCCGCCATGCGTTGCACGCTGCGGATGCCGTCTTGCGCGAGGAAAATCACGTCATTCCCGTTCTGCGCCCAAGCTCGGGGTGCCACCAGTCCGATGCCCCGCGTGAGATTCTGAATCTGCCACAGGTCCGCACTCGTTGCGCTCGGGTCCGCATTGACGAGCCACAGTGAATTCTGCTTCATCACCAGCAACCAGAAATCTTGTAGCGACGCCAAACCTTGAATCTTATCACCGTCCCCTGCCGACACCCGGAAACTCCATGTCATCCAATCGAATTGCGTCGGCCCGGCGATTGCGCTGGCAAAGATGGCGTCATTCGTCGTAGTCCCCTGATTGGTGATGGTGCCGGAACAGAACACGCGACCCGTGTGGAAGCACATGATGGTTGTGCCCACCGGTGGATTTCCGCTGACACCGGAAGCCGTCCCAAGTCCTGTGAACACGTTCCCGTCCCACGAGTACCACTGTTGCACACCATCGGAGAAATAGACCTTTCCGAATGCCTGAATGCTGGCCAGCGGCGACGTGGCATCGGAGAGCGTGAACGAATTGGAAAGTTGCGTGGCGTTCGTTCCGTCCCATTTCCAGATGCGCCGGTTGACCGCCGCCAGCAACGAGTTTCCGACCGAACCGGGCACACTAAACCATTGCAAGCCCTGAATGATTCCCGTGTCCAACGCCGCTCCGGTGATGGCGTCTGCGCCGTACCGCGTCACGGCGTAGAAATTGTCTTGAACCAGAAAGTTCCGCATGATCTGGCTCGTCTGCGGAGGGAGATCAATCGCACTGTGGAACGAATCCGCACCGCCTTGAAACGACGCCACGCGCTCCGTGAGCACCTGATCGTCCAGTGTGTCGATGTTGAGCGGGGAGATCATCGCTTGTATCTCGGCCACTGTTCACGGCCAAGCATGTATGCCGGTTGCTTTCCGTCCTCTCGGTGGCCGAAACGGGTATACGTTCCCCGCCGTAGTGAGCCAACCCAATGGCCCACCATGATCTTCAATCGTGGAATTGTGATTTCCAGAATCATTGAGCGGAATTCGGAACCTTCTTGATGTCCCCAATCGCGGCGCGCACATCATCCATGTGCAAGCATTCCGCCAGATTGCAGCCCGGACCATCGCCAGTCGGGACGGCCAGATTGCCATTGCAGGAATCATTTCCAGCGACGGCATCATGGAGAATTCCGATGATTGGTTTGCCGTAGTACCCGGCTGGCGGGATACGAATTACCCGGTCTCCGTTTTTTGCTTCTATACCATTTGCGTAGTGCATGTGTTGTTTGGTTTGTGGTTTATGTTTTCAGAATCCGAAAATGTTTCCCTTCGTCGGCGCACCCCAAAACGCGGTGGACAACGGTTCCACGTCGGGAACCAGCCGGGGATTGTTGGCCTGCTGATAGACCTCGCGCTTTCGCAGGTTCATCAAAATCTCATTGGCCTCCTGACGGACCAGAGACGCCTTGGCAAACTGCCGCTTACGTTTGAGCATGTCGTGTTGCGCGAACAACATGAGCATTTCCTCGAAACCGGTGAGCAGGAACGTGTCTTGATCGAGCGTGAACGACGGCATAAACCGCTTCACCAAGGCGCGAAGGTTCAAATCCTGGTCCGTGGAAGTTGGGGGTTCCATCAGCTTCACCCGTGCATACTGAAACGCGTTCGTGTCGGTGTTCACCATCTGAACCTCAGGGACTCCGGTGATGCTCACCGATGTTCCGGCAAAGAAATTACCCTGCCCCGCTGGTTTCGTGATGCTGGTGATCTCGCTCAATCCGCTGACGAAATTAGTTGGGGAAACACCGCCATTATTGATCGTCCAATCGGTTGAATACAATGTGCCGTTGCGTTGCGAGACGCTCCCGTTATAGATACCACGCACGCTGACAATCGCGCCGTTGTCAGCCGCATTGTTGGCGTATAGAGCCAGCGTGGTATTCGGGTCCATCGTGAACGCAGCCTTTGGCAGCATCATAAAATCCGCCGTGGCCCCGGTGTTTGAAAACTGGTCCAGATCGAACTGGAAAAACCATTCCACATTCTTGACCGTCAAACGCCGGTCGCTGGTCCGAAGTGCGACAACTAAATCCGCGATGTTTGGTAGCACCCAAACACCAGACGCCTTCACCGGGTCGCTGGTGTCATCCGGGTCCATGGTGGTCGTCACCAGCACCAGCGATTCACGCCACAATTCGCTGTCCCAAATCATCTGCGCCCGCTGTTTCAGGAACGTCTTGCACGCTGCAATGCTGGCCGCGTCCGGTTCGTCGATTATCAGACACACGGACGCCGCCATTTGGGAGAGGTTGAGGCTCATGCGTCAGTGCCACCCGACGGCGTAAAACTTGTAGGTCCACTTGTTCGTGGTGATGGCACCAGCGGCCCCGCTCGACTTGTTGAGAATCTGAGGAACACCCGTCCCGTAGCGCAAGACATAGATGTTGCTCGTATCGCACCACGTCTGGAAATTAGCGATCTGTGGTGACATGTTGTTTTGCGTGTCGTGCAGGTCAATTTCATCCCCCACCACCCATCCAAGGTCCGTGGCACAATTCACCATCACCACCTTGATGTACTGCGGCCTGATTCCCAACCCGTGCGCGTTCGTGAATATGGTTCCGAAATTCGTCAGCCCGTTGTTGCCAGCCAGATTAGTTGCGCTGGTGTAAACCCAGTTGGTGCTGGCCGTCACGGTTCCTAGCAATGCCGCACCCTTGTCAAAGGTTGCCACGCCCTGAACCTCGGCGGGGCCTCCAATCAGCATTCCGCCAGCACCTTGGCTTGGAAGCCCGGCGCCACCATTTGTGGGACAGTAGAAGTTGATGAGTGTGGGAACAAGGTTTGTGCGTGTCACGGTAAGCCACGGGACCGACGAGGAATAATCAAATCCGTCCAGCGACACGGCAAAGGTTCGATAATCCTGGCCCCCGAGAAAATACACCGAATCGAGCCATGAATGGTTTGACGCTGTTGCGCCGAAATCGTAGTATCTAAAGCTCTGCGTCGAATTGATGTTAAACA